GAATACTGGATATATCAAAAGTGCCAGTTCCTGATAAGAAGCCGTCTTGGGTATCAATCAAGAGTTGAGGAGTACCGCTATCATTGGTAAATTGGAATCCTCCATCTACTGTTATAATAACAGTAGGTGGCTCATTTTCCCCTACTGCCACAAAACCGCCAGCGGGCTTCGCAATATATGGAAGATAGTTAAACCTACCTAATTCTTCAGAGTATACAGGGATGGCTCCATCAAAAATAGTAACACCTGAGGTATCCCCATCACCAAAACCAGAAATGGCTACTGAAGAGAGAGTTTTTGTAGGGGCGTTAGGTACAAAACCGAAACCACTAGCTATGCCAGAAGTTACTGCCCAAGCGTCTCTGTTAGCTTGAACGTCCTCGTAGTTACTATTCCAATATGCGTTAGCACTAGTAGCGACTCCCACTGCTGTAGCATTCCATATAGGGTGAGCACTCGAATTTACACCTTGATAAGTAAGATTCCAAATATTGGAACTAGTATTTACATCTTCATAGGTTTTATTCCAGTATGTATTAGTGCTTAAATCTATAGCATCAGCCCGACTATCCAAAGTAGCAGTAGACGTTTCTACATCACCTGAAAAAACAAATAGTCTATCAGAAGAAGCATTTAGAGCAACGACACTACCATCAAGAGTAGCAGTAGACGTTTCTACATCACCTGAAAAAACAAATAGTCTATCAGAAGAAGCATTTAGGGCAACGACACTACCATCAAGAATGGCTGTTGAAGAATCTACTAATCCTGATAAGTTTCTAGCAGATGTTTCTAAATCATCAGTGTAACCAGACAAGTATGTGGTAGAGGCTTGAATGTCACCTGAAAAGACTCTAAATCCAACTGAAGCTTCAACCAAGTCACCTGAAGTATTTAGAACAGTAGCTGAAACAGATTCAATATCAGCTCTAGTACCCGCATCAAGTCCTAACCCCCAAGAGGATGAGTTATCATATACTGTAGAAGATACTTCAGAAACTCCAGAAACAGCCTGTCTTACAGAGTCAGGTAATACGCCTGAAGAAATAGTGTCGCCCTCACTGAGGGCTAATAAATTGGTAGGCTGGTCTGCCTCATTAGTTTGAACGACGACAATCGCGCTGTATTCAGTCATTATACTCCCCCACTCATAACCGTTGCATCAGCAAAGTTTAAACTAGTATTTCCTGTCACACTTGTAACGCCACTCTCTAAAACTGCTTCTACATAAGTTGATAGGGTGGCATCAGCATTTACTACAGCAATTAGAACTTCAAGTGTGCTTCTAATTTTTGTTGTTCCTACTTGTGTTCCTGTGGAGTCCCATAGCTTGAAATACCAGCTACCTCCACCAAAACCTAAGGTTGTTCTATATCCGTTTCCTGCACGAAATCTTAAATTTTGAACTCCTACAAAAGTAACTCCACGATCTCCACCAGAAGTGCGGTAGGTAGATCTAGAGTATCTTCTAGATCTACCTCGCTTTCCTGGTCTACCTATCGTAAGGTTATTTTGTATTTGTAATGCCATTACGATCCTTTTGGACGATCATTAAATCTCATTGGATTAATGAATCTAATATTACCATATGTTATAACATAGGTTATTGAGTCCGCGGCAGCATTAAATATTTGAATTTCTGAAACTTTATCTTGATCATCTAAAAATATTTCTACAGGACTAACCCCTTCAGCTTGACCAGCAACACCACAAAAACCACTTGCAGTAGGAGTTACAGTGACAGGAGATACACTAGGCGTTGTTAATCCATCAACTCCTGAAAGAAACACTATAAAATCTGGGATTGCCGTTGTAATAGGTGTCCCATAAGTATTAACCCTGATATAGTTACATTCTAATAAAGTGTCAGAAGTGTCTCTTAATTCTATAGCTGATGTTCCTAAAGCACTAATAACTACTGCCTTCGTGTAGGGTCTTAAAGTGGTATGTGTCATTCTTCATCCTCCTCTGGCTTATCCATTCCAAGTTCAGCAGCGATGTCAGCTACCATGTTTTCCAAGTCAGCTAGATCGTTGACTACATCATCTTGAGCTTGTGGCTCTGGTGCTTCTGCTGGTGCTTCCTCAGGAGCAGCTTCTGGGGCAGGCTCAGGGGCTGGCTCCTCTGCTGGAGGCTCAGGGACTGTTTCCTCAGGAGGTGCTTCTTGGGCCTCCTCCTCGGGAGCTAGGTTTTCATCGCTTGGATACTCCTGATCCATGACCTTCTGCTTGAGAGTCATAACCAGATCCTGGATGTCGATCAAGTCCTTACTTACTCTTTTGAAGTTTATTTTAGGTAGATCTGAAGTCTCAGCTTCCTCAAGAACGCAGTCGTATCCGACTGATACAAACATTTCCATAAGGAAGTCGTTTACATCAATGCACTCGACACCAGACTTGTTCTTCAAGCACTGAGCCATCTCAGACAAGACTTCCTTCAGTACAGATCCCTTTGGAGCCAATCTTGAAAGAGCTTCAAAGATAACAACTTGAGTGTTAGCTAGGCTCTTGAAAGATGCTGGGCTTTGTAGATTTTGAATGTTCACTCCGTACTTTTCATTGATTGTATCAATAAAGAGTTCTTTCACATCCTTCTTATATTCAAAGATCCTTGATGCGTAGCTTTGGATGTCCTTCTCAGATACACCGATACCATCAGCGTTTGCAAGGCAGTTTGTGAAAGTATTGAAGAGGCTTCTCTTGGAAGCAAGTGAGAGATAAGGAACTTCCTTCAGGGCCTCAGACAAAGCCCCAACAACGGCCTCGTCACTTTCAAAAATCATACTCGCAAGTTTTCTAATTGATGTGTTATCAGCCCATACAGTGTCAAAGCTTTTCTTTGATTCGAGTAGTTCACGCTTAACAAGCTCTTGTCTACAAATCATTTCGTAGATAGACTCGTTAACACCATTCTTCAAGGTATATGAACGGTTCTCCTCAAGCTCTTCAAGAGTTAGCCAAGGGAAGTTAAAAGCGTTTGAAACTGCGTTAGAGAGGTTAACAGCATTGCGAACCTCTGGAACTGAAGTAACTTTTTCAATGTTTTCTCTTAGGAAGTCCTGAAGCTGAGGAGTAACTTCCATAAGCTTTTGGAACTGATCAGACTCAAGAATCTGCTCTACTTGAGAAAGCTTTTCACTTTGCTCTATTAGTCTGTTTTGAATAGAGGAAAGCTTTAAACGATTCTCCCAGAGTGAAAGAACATCATCAAATGAGCTATCGGCTGTAGCATACTCTCCGTAATGCACACTTTCGACAAATGAGTGAATCTTCTCATTAACAAAGTTATCAAACTCTTCACCATTCTGGAATACAGAAGAGTCTCGAACTTTGATGTTGTCGATACCGATGTCTTCTCCAATGACATACTTTCCGCTGATAACCTTTCCGCTATTAGTGACATAGGATACTTCAGAATTGGCACTGTCAATTGAGAAAAGACTGACGTTCTCTCTCAGTGATCTACCAATGCAGTCACCCAGCTTTACTAGGTGTGTGATTGTTTTATCTCTCTCTTCGAATAAATTAGAAAACATTTTTATCTCCGTTATGTGGCCCCGAATTATATAGATTCTTCGGAGTTAGTGATTTTTGCTTTTTGCTGTTGTTTTTCTACAATTCGTTGTAGCACTTCTTTGGCTTTTTCATCAATTGCAGTGTCAGCCACAAATTTGAGTGCATACTCTACACTCTCATTGGCTGTAGGTGGTACGTTTTCAGCAGGCTCTTGCCCACCTGCCTCTCCTGGCCCAGGCCCCGCACCCATGGCTTGTTGATTCTGTTGTTCCTGTTGTTGTTCGCTCTCTATCTCCGATTTCATTCTACGAACTTCATCATCGGTCATATCGTAGAACTCGCGGTAGATGCTCTCTTTTGAGAACAGGTTGAGACCTTGGACAGCCTGGATAACTCTAGTCTTCTGCTCATCAACATCAAGCTTGCGCTTTTCTGACATATCAGAAGGCTCAGGTAATTTAATTTTTAGATTTTTGATTACAGAAGCAGGGAACCCTCGTAATTGAAGGTGTCTCTTTGCCATGTTTTCCAACCCAGTTTCAACATCAATCTGGACTCGCTGAATAGTTCTGGCGAACTTAACATCAAGCTGAGATAGGTTGGCTTTTCTTTCTGGTGATTGATCCTTTTCTACAATGTAGTCTTTTGGAATCTTCAAACCAGCAAGTAGCTTGTCTCTGTAGTATCGAACGTCTTCGATCTCACCAAGGTTAGTAGCTCCAGGTAGAGTTTCGATCTTGGTGCCTCTACCATTTTTAGTTGGAACGAAGAAGTCCTCGTCCATTGACATTGGGTTGTATCTTGAGTCCACTGTGCCCTTTGGGCTGTTGTAGAACTTTTCTTTCTTGAACTTCTGCTTAAGACGCTCAATAAACATTTCAGCCTTGGAGGTTGGAAGGTTGCCAGTGTCTACATAAAAGATTCTACGCTCAGGAGCACGCGACAAACGGTAAATCATCATCGCGTCTTCCATCATCTTCAGTGATCGGAATACTCTGTGGCAGAGGGCTGCAATTGATTTACCATAGGGATAGAAGATTGGATCTGAGGTGTGTAGACGGAAGTGGACAATTTGATTTTTATCAAGCTCAATGTACTTGACAGGACGATTTACATTAGATTGACCAACTTCAGCGTACTGGAGAGACTCCATGTTAGGGATCTCTTGGAGGAACTTCTTTAGATAACCAAACTCGTTTTCAACACGAAGAATCCAGTTTGGGTTAAGAATCTTGATCTTCTTTACGCCTTCCTGTGGCTTGTTAACATCTAGGATAAGTTCAGTAAAGCAATCCCCGTATTTTACAGTATTTCTGATAATATCCCAAAGAAGCTTGTCTAATCGGATGGTGCCGAAAAAAGTTTCTACTTCTTCAACTACCATATCATTATCGGACTTCACAGTCCACCGCTCACCCCTTAGACCCCGCTGAGTAGAATCATCAGCATAAATATCAAAAGCAGCACCAATCTCTGGGTACTCGTCCATCTCTTCGTAGTCTTTGTATCTACGTCTACGGTTGAGTTCTAGCTGAGGAAGGATTGGATTTCTGCTCACCCCACCCACGGCAGGAGCGCCATCTACAGGCTCATCCTTGATAACCTCAGTTGAGATAATCGTGTCTCCAGTCTCAGGAGTAACTTTACTATCAATGGCAGCAGCAGCGGGAACTTGCGCTTTTGTGGCAAAGAACTTAGCAAAGAACTTTCCTATTGGTCCTGTTGGTGTATAATAAGAACCAGCCCTGTTTTCAGTTCCACCAAAGTTGGTGTAACCACTTTCTTCAATATTGTCCTCTACTTTATCAGCCATTTATAATCTTCCTCGGTTATTTGTCCAAACCCGTTTTTCACTGTGTGTTTGTACATTTTTGAAGGGAGGGGTAAACTCTCATCATTATTTAGTCTAGTTGCAAACTCCATGGGGGTGGAATCGAGCAAGTTTTTGTAGGTATGGACTGCCAGGGCTAAACTCATGACCAAATCATCGTGATGATTTTTCTCAGCCTGAGGCTTGCCGTTATCTGAAATAATGAACGTCATTAACTCATCGTAGGTTCTTGTTGAGTTAATTTTAATCATATCAGTCCTAAGAGCCTCTTCTAGTTCAGCCAGAATACTTTCTCTATTTTTGGCAGTAACCTGAAATCCCAACTCACCCTTATCGTCGGCCCACAGGTTTTCATACTCATAAATATTATAAAGCCAGTCGATAAGATTGTTACCTATCGTGTTTCTTTCACAAACTATCGAAGCTATATTATATAGCGTGCCTTCGTTAAATAGTATTTTAGCGAAATCGTTAATGGCGGTGCGGTTAGAGTAAAACTCTGCCACTTGCTGCCCGTTGTACATATTGATTATATGGAAAGCTGAGTAGTCCCTGTCCCTACCCAAGGAAGTATCACACGAAATCAGGTACGAGTAATGGGGTTGAGGGTCCTGCCAAACGCGCATACGGTTGTTGTACTTGGTGTAGTATTTTTCACTAGTTTGTAACGAGATGTTTTTAAGAATCTCGCCCTCTACAAAGGTATCACCAGTTCCCAGGAAGCTACACTCATACTCTTGTAACCACTGCTTAGTAGGCATGTTGGCCTTAGTGATCTGTTCCCATTTGTGGATGTCCAGACCCTTCTCTGCCATTTCGGCATAAAGGTCCTCAAAGCCTTCTGTGAAGCTATACTCTGGATGCTCCTGCCAACGGATATCAATGGCATTAAATGAGTTTTCCCCTACAAGCGAATTTTGGTAAACTTCATGATACCAATTTCCAATGCCGTTAACAGTAGAAAGAACGAAAGCACGACCGCCTGTAGAGATAATTGGATAAACAGCAGCCCAAATAGTATCAATATTCTCAATGAACGCAGCCTCATCAATAATCAGAAATGATCCAGCAAGAGAACGACCTGACTGCTTCCCTGATGGCCTGGACTTAATAACAGAGTTTGTTTTAAGTTTTAGTGTGTGTTTGTTGTCTTCAACGATGCCTGGTTTTAGGAAATCAGGTAGCTCGTCATACATGAGCTTAATACGATCAAGAACCTCGGTAGACTCTGCATCACCCTTAGAGAGAATAACCACCGACTTGTGCTTTTGAAAGATAATCATCCACAGGCTGTAAGCAGCAGCGATAGTAGTACATCCAGCCTGTCTGAACTTACGAAGAATATTAAACCTGTTTCTTTGTAGCTCTTCAAGGATTCTTTCTTGGAATGGGTAGAGTTTGAAGGGAACTAGACCTCGAACAGGGTGAGTAACTTTGATATACCTGGATATAAAGTAAGAGGGGTCTTGAGAGCATTTCTTGAACTCTTCTAATAATTTTTTGTTTTCCATAAAAAAATACTTGGCTCTTGCATATAATAGTATATGTCAATACACGCTATTATATGTACTAGATCAGCAGATCAAGTTACTGCTACAACAAATAAGCTTTTGAACTTTTTGTCTGGCTGTGGTGTTAATGTAATCTTGATGTCTAAGGCCAAATCTATATTTAAAGCTTATAAAGGAGCTTTTGAGCGCATTAACCCAGATGACGATGATATCTGTATATTTTGTCATGACGACATCGAAATTCGAGAAATGTGCGCTAAATTTTTAGAAAAGCTCCAAAATCTATGCAATTTACCTGAGACTGGGTTTGTAGGGCCAGCAGGAACTACTTATTTATCTCCAAATGCAGTGTGGTGGGATCAAGATGTGTGGAAAGCAGGGCTACACAGAGGTAAAGTATCCCATATTGACCAAAATGGCAAGGAATATGTGACTGAATATGGTCCAGCAGACGATGTAGTGGCTCTAGACGGCTTATTTTTAGCAGCAAGAGCAAAAGTAGTGCGTGATATTGGCTTAGATAAGCCAGAATACTTCGAAGGTGAGTGGGATTTCTACGATATTCACTATACAACCACTGCTTTTGAAAAAGGATACACAAATAAAGTGATTGATATGGATATTTTACACAATTCTAGAGGAGAATTGGTAGGAAGAGACTCCTGGCACAAGAATAGACTCGCATTTATTGAGAATACACAGCTTCCTATCAAGATTCAACACTAAAAATTAACCAAAAATAAGGTTTTTAAACGCATAAAACATAAAAAAACTCCTTGGTACTGTTTTATACCAAGGAGTTTTTATTAAATTAAACAAATAATCAGTCGGATTTCTTTGTTCTACGCTTACGAGGCTTGACTACTTCTTCGACAACCTCTTCAACAACAGGCTCAACAACTTCTTCTACTACAGGAGCATCAGAAATTCCAAGTCTTGCTTTTAAGAGTCTAGCATGACCCGTGTTGGGTCTAAGTCGTGCAAGTCTAGCTTCGGCCTTTGCGCGGATTCTTTCTTTGTGGTCCATTTTCTACTCCTAATTGTTTTTTAGTTTCTTGGCTTGTAAACCAACGAACTTCTTTTTTAGTTTCCCCGAGCTTTTCAAAGTATTTAGGATCCTTGTTACGAAATCCTTTGTTCTTTCTGCGTGGCCTGGAGTGTTTAGTCATCCTAATTTAGAGGACTTTTTACGAACTTTCATCTTACTCTTCACAT